ATCTAGGTTATCCTTTTAAATAATATGATACAAGGCGGAAGTAATAAACCAAAAGGACATGTGGATTTTAAATCTGCATTTTATTTTCAAACACCATTGTGGGTAGCAGAAGCACCAATGTTTTTGAAAAATACAATTAAAGTGACAGATAAATATATTAAGAAAGCTGAGAAAATTTTAAAAGATAAATTAAAAAATGAACCTAAATGGAAGAAAGATATAGGTACGTTTGGTTTATCTAAACACAGTGAAAGTTTTTCAAACGATCCTAAAGTAAAAGACTTGGTGCAATTTATAGGTCAAAGATCTTATGAATTTTTAGATTGGTCAGGTTTTAATTTACAAAATCATAGTTTACACTTTACAGAATTTTGGGTTCAAGAATTTAGTGAAAAAGGTGGTGGTCATCATTCGACTCACGCTCATTGGAATCAACATGTGTCTGGATTTTATTTTTTAAAATGTAGTGAAAAGACATCTTTTCCTATATTTCATGATCCAAGGCCTGGTTCAATAATGACAAAGTTACCATTAAAAGATGATAAACAAATATCACTAGGTTCAAGCATGGTTAATTACAAACCACAACCAGGAACTATGATTATTTTTCCTGGATATGTTCCACATGAATATGCGGTAGATCCAGGCTTGGAGCCTTTTAGATTTATACATTGGAATATTAAAGTTGTTGAAACAGCAATATCAAAAGAAAGGAGTCAAAAAGATGAGCTTCAAAAAAAATAAATATGTCGTAATTAAAGAAGCTGTACCAAAAGACATAGCTGAATTTGTTTATAATTATTTTTTACTTAAAAGACAGGTAGCAAGAACTTTGTTTGATCACAGATATATCTCTCAATTTACAGAGGAGTGGGGAACGTGGGCAGATGCACAAGTTCCAAACACATATTCTCATTATGCAGATGTAGCTATGGAAACTTTGTTAATGAGAACCTTGCCTATTATGGAGAAAAAAACAGGTTTAAAATTAAATCCAACATATTCTTACGCAAGGATATATAAAGCAGGTGATGTCTTACATAGACACAAAGACAGATTTAGTTGTGAAATATCCACGACATTAAATTTAGGTGGCGACCCTTGGCCAATACATTTAGAGCCAAAGAAAAATGTAGGTATACCTGATGGTAAAAAGATAACTGTGTCTAGTCAGAACAAAGGTATTATGGTTAATTTAAAACCTGGTGATATGCTTGTTTATAGAGGCATGGAATTAGAACATTGGAGAGAAGAGTTTCAAGGCGATAACTGTGCCCAAGTATTCTTACATTATAACGACCAAAAATCTAAAGATGCAGATAAAAATGTAAATGATAGAAGACTGCATTTAGGACTTCCAAGTTGGTTCAAAAAGTAATATAATCCTTAGATGGAGGCAGTGACTCCACCACATACCTCACTGTCTCCTTTTAAGGATTATTTATGAGTTTAGGATTTGACGCAATA